GTACTGATCGTAAACAAACATATAGACTAGCATTGAAAAAAATAATTTATGATGTTGTTGCAGGTCAGGCAGGAAATGGTTATGTTGAATTATATTGGACAGGTACTCCAAATCAAACTATAGTAACATTATCTGGACAAGGTCAAATGGACTTTGCTGAAGGAGGAGACGGTATCGTTATTATGAATAATGCTACTGGTGCTGGTGCTAATGGTAATGTGGGATTACAAACAATAAACTTTGCGTCAACTGGATGTTCATACACAATTATTGCTGATTTTAGAAAACATTCCGAAGATTATTCTACTTTTAATAGGGTTTAACAAAATGTCATCTACAAAAAAATTAATTGAATCAATTATAAGCGATGACTTTAATCAGGCATCAGAAAATCTTACTGAATCTTTTACAGAAATTTTAAAACAAAAATTGAATGAAGCAAAAAAGATTGTTGCTGCAAAATATGATGTTGCTGAACTTGCAGAAGCTTTGATCAATGTTGAAGAAATTGAACAAGTTGATGAATCAAATATTGTTCGTATGGGTCGTCTTAAAATGATTAGAGCCAGAATTCGTAATGGTAAAGTTCAACGTCGCGTTAAAAGATCAGCTATACCAGGAATGAGAGTATCTTCTGGAAAACTTGTTCGTATGTCTCCAACAGAAAAACGTAAACGTAAACTGGGCGCTCGTCGCGCAAAGATTAAACGTCGCGCTAAACTAGCTCGCGCACTATTAAAACGTAGACGTTCATTGATGAAAAGAAAGGCTCTGGGTTTAAGATGAAACTTATCAAAGAAGTTGTAGAAGAAGTTCGCTATCTTACCGAAGAAAACCCAATGGGTCAAAAAGAACACTATATTGAAGGTGTCTTTCTTCAAGCTGAACGTCAAAATAGAAATGGTAGAGTATATCCTATGGATATTCTACAGAGAGAAGTTCAAAGATATACTTCTAATTACATAATGCAAAATCGTGCATTTGGTGAATTAGGACATCCTGATAGTCCAACAATCAATCTTGATCGTGTATCACATATGATCAAAGATTTGAGACAAGAAGGCACGAATTATATAGGTAAGGCAAAAATTTTGGATACTCCTTATGGAAAGATTGTGAAAAATTTGATAGATGAGGGCGCTCGTTTGGGCGTATCTTCTAGGGGATTAGGTTCGCTAAAAGCCAGAAACGGTGTGAATATGGTACAAGATGATTTTTATTTGGCTACAGCTGCTGATATTGTTGCAGATCCTTCAGCACCAGATGCTTTTGTGAGAGGTATCATGGAGAGTAAAGAATGGATCATTGAAAATGGTCAATGGAAAGAGATTGACTATGATCATGCAAAGAAAGCTTTGAATGAAGCAAGCAGACGAGACTATGAAGAAGTCAAGCTTCGCGAATTCAAAAATTTCCTTTCAAAACTTTAATTATTATAAATAGTCTAATATAAAGGAGCAATACAAAAATGGCAAAGAAAAATCTAGCTGAAGCAGCTGCTGCTATTCTTTCAGGCAACATGGCTTCTCTAAAACCAATGTCAAAAGGTGCTGAATCTTTTGGTCAAGCTGGTGAAACCCCAGCTGTTGCAACACCTGGTCAGGGTGGTACACCACCAATAGTTCAAAATGCTATTTCAACTGCAGACGAAGCTGGTATTACAAAAGCCATTGCTGCAGTTGGCGGAGCAAAGCCACCAGGAGCACAACCAGCACCTGCAGAACCTATGAAAAAGGCACCTTCACAAGTCAATGAAGAACCTAAAGACGAAGACAAAGATGAAGATGAAGATGATAAAGAAAAAATGAAAGATGATTCTGATGAAGATGAAATGAAAGATGATTCTGACGAAGATGAAAAGAAGTCTATGAAAGAAGATCTAGATGCTCTTTTCAACGGTGAAAATCTTTCTGAAGACTTCATGAAGAAAGCTGCAACAATTTTTGAAGCTGCTGTAACTGCAAGAGCTAATAAGATTGAAGAAAAGCTCCAGGAACAGTATGCTGAAATCCTTGAAGAAGTTACAGAACAACTCAAGGAAGAAATGACTGAAAAAGTAGACGACTATCTAAATTACGTCGTTGAAGAATGGGTCAAGGAAAATGAACTAGCAATTGAGTCAGGTCTTCGTTCAGAGTTGACAGAAGATTTCATTGCTGGTCTACGCAATCTGTTTACAGAGCATTACATTGATATTCCAGAAGACAAAGTAAATGTTGTCGAAGAAATGACAGCACAAGTTGTCGAATTGGAAAGTAAGCTTAACGAACAGATCTCTTCTGCAGTTGAAATGAAGAAGCAATTGAATGAGTACGCAAAGAGAGAAGCGTTCTATGAAATTTGCGAAGGACTAACATCTACTCAAGTAGAAAAGATGAAGTCTTTGTCTGAAGGTGTTGAATTCACATCACTTGAAGACTATGCAGAAAGTCTTAAGACTCTTCGTGAAAATTATTTTTCAACAAAAACATCATCTAAGTCAAATAACACAAGACTTGATGAAGAAACAGATGTTGTTGAACACGAACAGAGTCTTCTAGAGCAAAAACAAAAAGAAAACAAGACAGGTGCAGATCCAATTATGGACGCATATGTCAAGTCAATTAGTCGCACAATTCTAAAATAATAAGTCAATAAAGGAGTTTACTAAAAATGCAACTTACTGAACAACTAGTCAACAAGTGGGGTCCTGTTCTGGATCATCCAGAACTTCCAAAGATCGCGGATCCTTATAAGAGAGCTGTTACAGCTATGGTTCTTGAAAACCAACAGATTGCTTCTTCTCAGCAAGCAGCATTCATGGGTGGTGATCGTTCATTCCTATCTGAATCAGCTCCAACAAACGCAACTGGCTCTTCAATCAGCAACTACGATCCGATCTTGATCTCGCTGGTTCGTCGTGCCCTTCCAAACTTGATCGCATATGATATCTGCGGCGTTCAGCCAATGACAGGTCCAACAGGCTTGATCTTCGCAATGCGTTCAAGATATGATTCACAGACAGGTACAGAAGCTCTATTCCAAGAAGCTAATACTACATTCTCTGCTAGAAACAAGCTTGATGCAAATGGTACACCAAATGCACATCAGACATCTAGCGGAAATGGTTATGTTGATTATACTCTTGCCAACACTGGTAATGGTATGACAACAGCTCAGGGTGAAGCTCTAGGTGACTCGGGCACAAACCTGTTTGCTGAAATGGCATTCTCAATCGAAAAAGTTACAGTAACTGCTCGCGAGCGTGCATTGAAGGCAGAATACACTCTAGAACTTGCTCAGGACTTGAAGGCAATTCATGGTCTTGATGCAGAAACAGAGTTGGCAAATATTCTATCAACAGAAATTCTGTCAGAAATCAACCGTGAAGTAATTCGTACAGTTTATTCTACAGCTGTTCTTGGATGCAATGCTGGTACAACAACAGCAGGTACATTCGACCTAGACACCGACTCAAATGGTCGTTGGTCTGTTGAAAAGTTCAAGGGCCTTATCTTCCAGATTGAGCGTGAAGCAAATGCAATCGCTCGTCAGACCCGTCGTGGTAAGGGTAACATCGTAGTATGCTCATCTGACGTTGCTTCAGCAATGGCAATGGCTGGCGTACTTCAGTATACCCCAGCACTTCAGGCTGATCTACAGGTAGATGACACAGGAAACACATTTGCTGGTCTTCTACACAATCGTATCAAGGTTTACATCGATCCTTACTATGGTTCTGCAGTATCAGGCAACAACTACGGAACAAATTCAGCTGAACTAGTAACAGTTGGTTATAAGGGTACATCACCTTATGACGCTGGTCTATTCTATTGCCCATATGTTCCTCTACAGATGGTTCGTGCAATCGGACAAGACACATTCCAGCCACGTATCGGATTCAAGACACGTTATGGAATGGTCGCAAATCCATTTGCTGAAGGTTCAACAATTCCTGCCGCAGGAGCTGGTGGTGCTTTGAAGAATCGTTCAAATGTCTATTATCGTATCTTCAAGGTTACAAATCTTCTGTAATCCTAAGAACAATAAGAAAGCGTTACTACAACTTGAGGGGGAACTTCGGTTCCCCCTCTTTTTGTTCATAAATACAATAGAGGTGTATTATGGCAAAATTAAATAAACAACCAACAAATACAAGTTTTCTTCAACCAACAAAGTTTCAATTGACATTTTCAAGAACTCCACACTTGACATATTTTTGTCAATCATTCAATTTGCCAGGTTTGTCTATGTCTGAGATTGTAAGAAATACACCATTTGTTGATTTATATGTTCACGGCGATAAAGTTCAATACGAAACTTTAGATCTTACATTTATGGTTGATGAAGATCTTAAAACTTGGCTAGAAATGCATAATTGGATAATTGGTCTAACATTTCCTAAAAACTTCGATCAATATCGTCGTCTAATAAAAGACAATCAAGATTATGGCGGAACAGTATCTGATGCAGTAATGACAGTAATGTCAAATAAAAACACTCCTAATATTCGAATTACTTTTAAAGATTGCTTTCCAACTTCAGTATCTTCACTTACCTTTGATTATACCATGGATGCCAATATGATTCTAACCGCATCAGCAACATTTAGATATAATTATTTTGATGTTGACATTCTTTGAATTTTAGTGTATATTGCATTAATATTCCAAGGAATTTATATTATGATCAAGAACATAGATGACCTAATGGAGTCGTGGAAAAAAGACTCTCAGATAGATAGTACAGAACTTGGTATGGAATCAATTCGACTATCGACTCTACACTCGAAATACATCGAAGTGTACAAGACTCAAAAGATTCGTTGTCAAAAACTCCAATTCGATCTCAATAAAATAACCAAATTGAAATGGAGATATTACGACGGTAAGCTAAACGGTACAGATGAACTAACACAACTTGGTTGGGAACCAATGCGTGAAAAATATCTTCGCGCAGATATAAGCACAATGATATCTGGCGATGATGATGTGTTAGAAATACAGAATAAATTAAATTATGCAGAACTTTTCGTAGATTGTTGCGAAAAAATTATCAAAGAAATTCACCAGCGAAGTTTCAACCTGAAGAACGCTATAGAATTTATGAAGTTTACACAAGGTGTCTGAAAAAATAATCGTAGCAAAAAAAGATGAAGCATACATAATGATCTCTTGCGAGCGCGGTGTCGCTCGCGAAATATCAGAGTATTTCACATTCTATGTACCAGGCTATCAGTTCACTCCTGCATTTAGAAGTAGATTGTGGGATGGAAAAATACGTTTGTATGATACCAGAACATCTACACTATACTATGGACTCATAGCACATCTTGAGTCATTTGCCAAAGAAAGAAATTATACCCTCATCTATGATGATAAGGTTCTACAAACAACATCTTTCTCTATCCACGAAGCAAAAGAATATGCAGACTCCCTACAAATACAAAGTCGTAACAAAAACATAGATGCAAGAGATTATCAAATCGAAGCATTTGCATATTGTATTCGCAATCGTAGACAAATGCTCATCTCTCCAACAGCATCAGGTAAATCACTCATTGCATATCTTATCACAAGATACATGACAGATCAAAATAAAAAAGGTCTAATCATCGTACCAACGACATCTCTTGTCGAGCAGCTATATTCAGATTTCCAAGATTATTCTACAAAGAATGGTTGGAGTGTAGAAGAAAATATTCATAGAATATACTCTGGTCGCGAAAAATCTTCCGACAAACTGGTAACAATCTCAACATGGCAATCTTTATACACATTACCCAAGCAATATTTCAATTATGAATGGGTAATTGGAGACGAAGCACATAATTTCAAAGCCAAGTCGTTGACCACGATTATGACAAACTTGAATAAAGCATCTTTACGAATTGGTATGACTGGTACCCTTGACGGTACAAAGACACACAAGCTTGTCCTCGAAGGTCTTTTTGGACCAGTACGGAAGACCGTAACGACAAAAGAACTAATCGACAAGAAACAACTTTCCGACTTTGAAATCAAGTGTCTTGTTCTAAAATATCCAGAAGAGATTTGTCGTCTTTTAAAAGATGCCAAGTATATCGATGAGATGAAGTATCTTGTTACAAGCGATGCGCGCAACAAATTCATTCGCAATCTAGTTCTTTCTCTGGAGGGAAATACATTGATTCTTTTCCAATATGTCGATAATCATGGAAAGGGATTGCATAAGTTGATTGAAGAAAAAGCTGATGGAAGAAAAGTATTTTTCGTTCATGGTGGAACGGAAACTGAGACTAGAGAAGACATTCGTGCGATTGTCGATGCACACAAGATAATAGATGAAATAACTTTTGAGTTTGACGAAATAAAAATTACATGCAAACATGATGAATTAGTTCCTTTATCTAATGGAAATGTAAAAAAATCTCAATTTATTACCGAAAATGATGATATTGATGCCAGTTGGATACTAAATAAAAAAAATAATCAACTGGAGTAAATATATGAAATATTATACAATATACAAAATAACAAATAAAATTAACGGTAAATTTTATATTGGAAAACATATTACTGAAAATTTATTTGATGATTACATGGGTTCCGGAAAACTCATAAAGAAAGCGATTCAAAAATATGGCATTCATAATTTTCAAAAAGATATTTTGAAAATATATGATAATGAACACGATATGAATATTGCAGAAACTTTATTGATTGATTTGAAAGATAATCTTTCATACAATTTACAACCGGGTGGAATAGGGGGTTGGAAATATGTAAATGAAAACAATTTATCCAACAATGAAGACTCTAAAAAGAAAAAATCGGATACAATGAAAAATTTTTGGACAGATGAAAAAAGAAAAGAACAGTCTATAAAAATGAAAAAATATTTTGATGAGAATGGTGTAGAAAAATATAGCGAATCTTTGAAGAATAGATACAATGATCCAGTATATAAAGAAAATTTTACTAAAAAAATGAATATTGTCAATAAAGATGAAAACAAAAGAAAGAAAGCAG